CGCAAGGGCAAGGACACCCGGATCGAGGCGATCTACCGCTACAACGACCACTGGGGCCACGCGAACACGATCAAGGTGTTCGACCGCGCCGTCGAACTGGCCGAGGCGAAGGCTGGCGGTGTCTGACATCGAGGACGCGCTGATCTGGCGCCTCGATGTGCGCCAGGCCGCGCGTCAGCTCAAACCGCGCGAGCGGGGCATGCTCACCCGCTTCGTCCGGGGGGACACCGCCACTGACATCGCCCGCGCTGACGGCCTGAGCCGGGAGAGGGTCGGCCAGATCCTCGCCACCGCCGGCCACCGCCTGCGCCACGCCCTGCGCTCGCCGCCGGGCTTCGACCGCCCGGCCTTCCTGGATCACATGGCCCGCCTGCTCGAGGCCCGACGCATCCAGCGCGAGCAAGAGGCGCAATGGGAAGCCGCCCGCGAGGCGCGCGAACGCGAAGCCGAACGCTACTCCGAGGAACGCCGGTTCCAGCGCGACCTCGACGCGATGCGCGCCCTGATCGAGCGCGAGGGGCCAGCGAAATGGATCGTGCCCGCGGAGGCGGAAATCGAGGTCGACGCCATGCTGGCCTTCGCCTCGGCCCTGGCGTCGAAACCGCCCCCCCCCAAGCCCAAGCCGCCCGAGTGGCTGCGCCTGCTCTACATCCCCGAATCGGATCGCGCCGACCAACAGAAGCGCAGTCTCGCGCTTCTTCTTGAGCAGGAATTCATCCGCCGCGGCGCCGGCCCGCTCATCCCCACCAATCCCGACGCCGCCGAGCAACTCGCCAGTCTCAGTCCCGAAGATCGCGCGATGGCGAAATACAACTGGTACGCGGTCAACCTCGACGCCATGTTCAGTAAGTTCCCCCCCTACCCGGGCAAGGTCTACTTCGATCCTTGACATCCCGTTGATGTCGCGCGAAATCCCAAGCCGTGGGACTACCAAAACCACAGGGATCGGTTCCCAATCGGGACACCGGGGCCTGCGGTAGCCATTCAAAATCCATACAATGGCTCTGCATATGGACCCGACCAAATCAAGAGCAAATCGCTCGCGAACAACTGGAAAACCAAGGTTTTCCGGTGTTCCTGCCCATGCTTGAGCGCCGCCTGCCAAAGAACCAGGCTCGTATCGAGCCATTGTTCGCGCGTTATTGTTTCAGCCGCCCCGTCGAGGGACGATGGGCGCCGATGCGTTCCACCCGCGGCGTGGCCGATGTCCTGCGCGATCCCGCCGGTCAGCCCTACTGGCTTTCCCAAAACACCATTGACGACCTCATGGCACGCCTCGCCGTCGAGCCTGTCCGTCTCCCGTCCTACGCCCCCGGCACCCGCCTCCGCGTCCTGGATGGCCCGCTGGCCACCTTCACGGGCACCGTGGTAGCTGACGCCGGAGAACGCGTCCGCCTCCTCCACAGCCTGTTCGGACGCGCCACCGAGAAGTGGTACCAGCCAGAAGACGTGGAAGCAGCGTGAAATGATCGGACGCTGCCAATACTGCGAATACTTCATGGACAGAGACCCCGACCCCTGTGAATGCCACCGCCATCCGCCGGTCATTCTGCCCGGCCCGGTCTCCGCGTGGCCCAACTGCGAGCCAGACGACTTCTGCGGCGAATACGCCCAGACCGCCAATATGACTGAACGCATCAGAGGAGCCTGACACATGGCCCTACCCCCGGCACCACCCGGCGGACCCCCAGGCGGCGGCATGCCACCGGGCATGGGAGCAACCGACCCAAGCGCGGGCGGCGCCCCACCACCCGATGATGACGCCGGGAGCCCGGAGGACAACGTCATCCTGACCATCGCCCGCGACCCCGAGGGCGGTGGATACCTCGTCTACTCCGGCGACGAACCCGAGGACGGCGGCGAGGACATGTCCGCCGATGACGCCGATGCCATGGGACCAGCGGGCGGCGCGCCATCCAACCAACCCCAGACCGCGGGCAGCGTCGGCGAGGCCCTCAAGATCGCCATGAACATTCTCCAGCAAGACGAACAATCCGGCGGCGGCGGCGCCGAGGCAGCCTTCGCATCCGGGTTTGGTGGCCCTCAAGGAGCCACGCCAGCGGGCAACGGCGGCAGCCCGGCGGCACAGAAGTTCGCCTGATGATGGGCGGCTCGCCACCACCCAGGATCGGGAAAACCACGGGGAAGCCCATGCCGAAGGCCGATAAGCCCGGCAAGCTGCCAGCACGTAAGAAACCCAAAGCGAAACCACGCGTTGCACCCGGACTGATCAACTCAACGGAGTACTGACATGTCTAAGGTCGAACAAATCGCCACCATCCTCGGCAACGCGAGATCAGCCGGCGGCATGACAGACGAACAAATCGCCGCCAATATCGTCGCCGAACTGAAACTCGTGGACGACGCACCCAAACACGCCGAACCCGCGCACAACACCAAGGCGGATAATAAAAAGTGAGCCAAACCCTACTCCAACGCATTACCCACCTGATCGAGCAACAGCGCATCCAGGGCGGCTGGGACGATGAACTCGTCGCCGCCAAGATCCTCGACCTCGTCAGGCGCGACGAACAAGCCGACAAGGTCACCCTGATCGAGGGCGACCCTCCCGAAACCGTGCAGGCGGTGTGAAACTTGGGGCGACCATCAAAATTCACCGAGGAACTGGCGAATGAGATTTGCCGCTTGCTGATCGAGGGCAAAAGCCTGCGCGATATCTGCTCCGACAAGGCGTTTCCCGATCGCCTAACGGTTATACGATGGAAGAACGAAAACGAATCGTTTCGTAGCCAGTATGTGCGCGCGAGAGACGATCAAGGCGACACTTATGCTGATTTAAGCTTGCACTCCGCGACGACGATTGAAGACGCCGCGAAGGCTCGTCTCGCTTATGACGCTTACAGATGGTACGCGGGTAAACTTAAGCCCGGCACCTACGGCGACAAGGTTCAACACGCCAACGCGGCGGGTGATGGAGACGTGACGATACAGGTCGTGAAGTTTAGTTCCAAGAGCAAAACGGAGTGACCATGCTGCACGCTTCGACGTTCGAATACCTGAAGCCGACAGACGACCAAATGGACCACATGGCCTATGTGCGGGCGGCTTTTGCTGAGTTCACGTCGCATATCGGCGTCCATATCCCAGAGGGTCCAGACAAGACCTACCTGATGCGACAGCTACGCGACTGCGCGATGTGGGCCAACATCGCGATCACGCGCAATCCGGACGGGTCACCACGAACGTAACGATCCCTAACGGTTGGGTACCCAACGACTATCAAATGCCGCTCTGGGACCACCTGGAGGGCGGCGGCAAACGCGCCGTCGCCGTGTGGCACCGACGCGCGGGCAAGGACTCCGTCGCTCTCAACTGGACCGCCGCCGCCGCGCACCAGCGCAAGGGCACCTATTGGCACATGCTGCCAACCCAGGCGCAGGCGCGCAAAACGGTGTGGGACGGCATCGATCGCGCGGGCCGCAGGATGATCGACCAGGCGTTCCCGCCCTCGATCCGGATCAATCATCGCAAAGACGAAATGAAGATCGAACTGAAGTGCGGTTCGGTCTGGCAGCTCGTGGGCAGTGACAACTACAACGCGCTGATCGGCGCCAACCCGGTCGGCGTGGTGTTCAGCGAATACTCGGTCGCCGACCCCGCCGCCTGGGACTACATCCGACCGATCCTCGCCGAAAACGGCGGGTGGGCGGTGTTCATCTACACCGCGCGCGGTCGCAACCATGGCGCGCTGCTTTACGAAATGGCGAAGGGCAACCCCTCGTGGTTCGCCCAGCTACTGACGGTCGATGACACCCGGGTGATCGGCCCCGATGTCATCGATGAGGAGCGCGCCGCCGGCATGTCGGAGGACATGATCCAGCAAGAGTTTTATTGCAGCTTCAGCGCCGCCCTGGTGGGCGCCTACTACGGTCGACAGATGTCCGACGCCGAGAAGGAAGGCCGCATTGGCAACGTCCCTTACGAGCCGAACCTTCGCGTCGAGACATGGTGGGATCTGGGTGTCGGCGACAGCACGGCCATTTGGTTCGTGCAACGATATCAGCGCGAGATCCGCGTGATCGACTATTACGAGATGAGCGGCGAGGGACTGTCGCATTACGCCAAGGTTCTGCAAGCGAAACCATACGTTTACAGCCGTCACATCGCGCCGCACGACATCGAGGTGCGCGAATTCGGCACCGGCAAGACGCGCCGCGAGACCGCCGCGGGTCTCGGCATCCGGTTCATCCTGGCGCCCAACATCGGCATCGAGGACGGCATCGACGCGGTGCGCGCCATGCTGCCTCGATGCATGTTCGACATAAAGAAATGCGAACGCCTGATTGAGGCTTTACGGCAATACCGCAAGGCGTGGGACGACAAGAACAGGCGCTTTCAGGACCACCCGCACCATGACTGGGCCTCACACGCCGCCGACGCGGGTCGTTACGGCGCCGTGACGCGCGACCCGGCCACCGAGACGCGACCGCGCGTGCCGGTGTTCGAAACGCATGACGCGGGCATGGGGATGCTGGGATGATCTCATTGCTGGTCTGGCTGCTGGTCCTGTGCCTGATCCTGGGCCTGATTATCTGGGTCATTCAGATGATTCCGTTACCGCAACCGTTCGGCACTATCGCCATCGCGATCGTCGCGGTGATCTTCATTCTGATCCTGGTGTCCTTCCTTCTCGGTGAAGTACCGTTGCCGCGAGGGGGCCTGCGCTGATGTCAGGTCCGGTCTACGCCTATCACACCACGCCAATCGATGTGACGGCGGAACGGATCGCCGCGCCCACGCCGGGCATGCTGGCGGATGTCAACGCCGTCTACCGGCTTGAGGTCGCCCCGTTCACGCGCTACCACAGCGACGGCGCCGCGCTTGTGATGATGAGCGATAGCGGGGGCGCCGCGCCCCCCGGCGAAGCCGCGCTGCCGCTGTCCGGTGGCGCGATGACCGGGCCGCTCTATCTCAATGCCGATCCCGTGGACGCGCCGGATGATTCATCCGACCTGTTGGCCACGACCCGGCATTATGTCGATGCCGGCAATAACCTGAAGCAAAACACCTGGGGTGTCTCGGACGGTTCCGACGCGGCGGTGGGCGATGTGGGCGAGTACCTCGTGTCCGCCAACGCCGAGGGGGTCACGTTGCCTAACAACACCCCGGCCGCGGTTTGCTCGCTCGATCTTACCCCGGGTGACTGGGAGATCTGGGGGACGGTGGATTTCCGTCCCGCCGCGGGCGTCAGCCCGAACGCCATCGCCGCCGCGATCAGTACCCGCCCTGATGCGTTGCCCTCGGATGAAGACCTGATGACCGGTGTCGGCGTGCTGAACATGTTCGCCACGCCATCTCTCACCTCTGGCCAGCGTCAGGTGCTGATGACCGGGACGTGCCGGTCTAACTCCGCTGCCGCGCTGACCCTGTATCTGGTCGGCCAGACGACGCTGGGCGGCACCGGCACGCTCATCGGCAAGGGTTATCTCTGCGCGAGGCGCGTGCGCTAAGTGAGCGACGTTCTCGACGCTCTCCCGCGCGCCGTCGCGGATCTGATCGCGCCGCACCTCGGCGGCGAGGAGGACAGCCCGACGCTGGCCGCGATCGGCGTGGAGATCGGCGCCAAGCGCGACGAAGCCAAAATGGCGCGCAAGATGTCGGGCATCGAGGACGCGTGGCGCGCCGCTGACGAAGCCTACGAGGGCATAGACGACGCGAACCGTGGCGAGGTGGGCGACGGTGGACGCTGGGCCAAGCCGATGAGCGTGGATGGCCCGCTGATGACGGAGCGCAGGAACAGGAACCCAGACCACCGATCGACCGCGTTCCTGCGGCTCACCTCGCGCTATGTGGACGCGGGCGCGGCGAAGCTGGGCGAGATCCTGCTGCCCGCCGACGACAAGGCGTTCTCGTTCCGGGCGATGCCGGTGCCGCGCCTGATCAAGGCCAAGGAGGACACCAGCCAGGTCGTCCACGGCGACATGGGCGTGCCGCTGACGCGCCCGGCGCAGCCCGGCGAGACCGGCGCGCCCGCTGCCCCACCCGGCGCACCACCAGCCGGTGGCGACCCCATGGCGGCAGCCGCCGCGGCGTTGCAGGCTGGCGGGCAACCCGCCCCAGGCGCCACGCCAGGCGCACCGCCACCGCCAGCGGGCCAACCCGGGCAGGCGCTGACACCGCCGGGCACGCCGCTCGCCCCGGCCTCGCCCACGCCGCCAGGGCACGTCCCGCTGACGGTCAAGGACCTCGCCGTCGAAAACATTCAGATGGCGGACGAGAAGGCCAAAGCGGCTGAGACAAGGATCTATAACTGGCTGCTGTCGTGTCAGTATCGCGGCGAGATCCGCAAGGTGATTTTCGACGCCGCGCGCATTGGCGTGGGCGTCCTGAAGGGTCCGACGCCGCGCACCAAACGCGTGATGGCGTTGACGAAGCAACGCCACGGCGAGGACCTTAAGGTCATCATCAAGGACACCATCCAGCCGGCGGCGGTGTGGGTGGACCCGTGGAACATTTTCCCCGACCCCGCGTGCGGTGAGAACATCCACGACGG